CTCCGACCACGTGGCCACCGCGACGGTCGCCAGCATCGTCACACCAAGCCCCGTCAACAGCACGCCAAGCCTACATGAGATGCCGGCCGGCGGGTCATGGTCCACGTGCCCAGCCCAGCGATAACACACCACAAGGCCCGCGGCGAGGACCATGAGCCACGCTTCGGCGGCGTGGGGGAGGACAACCATCGCGAGGGCGCTTGGAATCAAAATCAACAACGTCCCCGTCACACGATTAGGTGACCAGTCCCACATTTTCGTCTCAAACACAGAAACGACAAGCCACACCAACACCGGCACCGCCGCTTCCGTCGCAGCATTCTTGCTCAAAAACAACCCCACCGGATGATCCGAGATGTTAAGCACGGGCTGCCATCCTAGCTGCTGTCCTACCGCGATCACGGCGGAGAGCACGAGCCCGAGCCCGAAAGCGTACATCGGTGCAACGGTTCCGCCCCCGGACTGCTCGCCCTCCGCCGCGACGCAGAACACACCGGCCAGGGCAAGGAGATGGACTAGCCCGCCCAGCGTGTCCCATCGGGACCAAGACCAAAACATACCGGCCGCGCACCAGAGTAAGAGCGCGGCGCCAATCCAGTGTGCGGGGGTCGGACGCAACCGGGGGGTACGATAAAGCAAGAGAGCAGCACCAACCGCTACTGCCCACCAGCGGCCCACTAGGGTCGCGGAGGGTACGCCGGGGACGTAGGTGATGGCGACTAGGAAGGCGAGATAAGTCACAAAATCAATTCAGCAGATTGCACCCGATCGACACGTTCCAAGCCGGCCCGCCCGTCCCACCGATCACCTGCTGCACACGCCACACACGCGGCAAATGGACATTGGCAGAAACGTTAGCCGCTACGGCCCCACCGGGATATACGCTTATTTGCGTGTCTGTCACTGACGTGATCGAGGACGACGTTATGAGCGAAGTCCACACACCAGAGGCCGCGTCAAGCGACTGAATCGCAAACGTGATGGTCGCCGTGCCCGAGGACGATAGCTGATGGAGCTGGCACAACGCGCCCTTATTGGTGGAGTTGGTTTGTGCTGCGGAGTTCACTGTCGCGGTCGTAACAAGCGCGCCCGTGCCACCAATAATCGCGCCGAGGTCGAGGTTCTCCTGGACCTGGGCGTGAGCCGGGGGCGTTAGAGACGCCGCGAGGAGCAGCGCCGCAGTCAATAGCAGAATTTTCTTCATCGATGTGCTCCTAGATTTCAGTCCAAACCACGTCTTTCAAGACGTGAGGTTCTGCAGGAACCCATCTGTATGATGTGTGTCGGTTGAAGGTGAACTTCACCATATTCAAGGTCCCCGCATCCTCGAACAAATTGAAGATCATTCCTGCAGTAAGAACGCACGGCACCGCGCTCATACCCAACAAGAGCTCTCGCTTAGTCATTGGGGTGCTCCTTCAAGTCTCTTAAGACCGTAGATCGCGCCGTACTGGTCGAGCCAATAAGGCCCAGCAGTCTTTATTCTGTCTCGATCCGCTTCGGTGCAGACCCGTAGGATGCGGCGCCGAAATTCCTCGTCGGACTCCGGCCCGTGCCCGCTAGTGCGCGACACGTAGCGCATCTCGTCGCCTCTCAAACTTGACCGCTGCATCGTCCGCCGCCCGCCGCAACTTGGCGACGGCCTCGTCGTAACGAATCATGCCACGTCTCTGACTGTCCCCACGGAACGGCTTCGGCGGCTTAGGCTCACCCATCTGTTCGGCTTGCTGAGCCTGCTCCTGCTGTTGCGTCTCCGCAAACTCAGACAACGCCTCGAAGTCAAGGTCCAGCGGATCAGGGAACAGCAGCTTAAGGCCATTGAAAACGTCGCACGACCACTGAATCACACGAGCCTTGTTGTCGGGGTCCATCATCGGAATGAGAACTTCCAGCATCGCAACCACAGCCTTGAGCTTAACGTCCTCGACCTCGATCAACTCGCTATCGGGCTCTTTCAACAAATTGGGCCACACAGCGCGATAAGAGTTCTGCCACTGCTTGAACGCCTGCTGGTAGCTCATCGAGCCGTACTCCTCAGGGTACAGCTCCTGGATCGTTTTATAATAGTCGGGCGTCCACGCCCGGTGCTGCGTCACACGATCGAAGAACGCGTATAGCGGCGCCATCTTCTCGCGGAAACGGTCCACGTAGCGCGCGATGTTTTTCGCATCCTCGGTGCCCTCCCCGAAGCCCTCGACCATCGCCTCGTCCATCAAGAGCTTGGCCGGCATCGGCACGGCGGTCGCGATGTTGCGCAAGATGTTGTTGCGCGCCATCGAGAACGCACCGTCAAGGTTCTGCATGTTGAGCGTCTCAACTTCATCGTCGATGCCCGTCTCCAACACGTTGCCGATACTGGCCGCCTTCAAAAGCGCGCGCTTTGCCGCCTGCATTGCTTGCATCACGTTGCTGACAATCGAGCCCGCGCCCTTGGTTTTCATGACCAGGAGGCCGGCCTTGATGCTCACCATGTGGTCGGTGAGCATCGTGCCAACGAAAGACTGCAGTGGGAACAGGCAGCGTTGGTAGGCGGAGCGACCAACGTAGCCGAACGACGCGGATGTATAAGCGATGTAGATCGGCCGCTCGTTGAACATCACACATGTGCGCGACGGGTGGTACGGGCGGCCGCACACTGAGATAAACCTCACCTTCTGATAATCAAAAGCATTGGGCTGCTGGTTAAGCACAAGCGAACCCGCCGTATTGAGCGGATCGAACGTCGGGAATGCCACGTCTTTGTTCGCCAGCTTAGCGAAGTCGAGCGGCTCGGCCTCGTCATCGGACTTATCGTCCAACTTTACAGCCACCGAGGCCGCGCCATAGGTGCGGCTGAGCGACATCGTGTTGAAAATCTGATCGTCCACCCGATCGCTCTCCCACTGCTCCTCAAAGCGCTCGCGCACGCGCTCCTCAGGAGACTTGGGGATGCTGATCTCACGCTTCTGAGACTGCGCCAACTCGATCGGCGCCTCGACGATCTTGGCGCCGTAGGGGTGATATAAATATATTTCTTTCGCCAGTTGATATCCGGGTTCGCTGCCCGGCTGGATGCTGTCCGCCATCAACAAATTAAAGAACGGGTTATTGCTCTGCGGCCCCCCGATACTGTTGACAAAAACAGAGCCGCTCACTGAACGAATCTCCCGTAACAATCTCGCTCTAGCCGAGGGCGAACTTTCCAAGCGGCACGCATCTTATCTCGCACCTCCACGCATGGGTCACCCCAATGCCAGCCATCACCAGCTTTGAAAAACCAAATCATCAGAACCCTCCCTCATTCCCCATCGACAGCGCAATCCCGTACGCGAAGCAATCGAGGAGGTCATCCTCCCGCGTCCGAGCATCCTTGTCGCCTATCCGAAACCCCACAACCTGGCCCAACAGATGATTGCGCGTCGAGCCCTTGTAAGTGTTCTCCTTCATCGCGCCGCGCGCCAACTTGACCTCTTCGCGGTAGACATAACCGGAAACACTGATTGCTCGCTCATCCTTGCCGACCGACGTAAGCTTGCTCTCTATCGGCGTAGCAGGCCAACCCTTACGCTGCGCCTGCTGCAGCAACACCATCCCTGATGACTTATCCTCGATGAACGCGCCAGCGGAGCCCATCTGCGCGCCATGTCGCTTCGCAAACGCCTCCAGGTTAGCGAATACTGTGGGCAACCACGTGTCTAGTAAAGCCCCCTCGATCTGAAACAAATCCCAATCGAGAACAACCAGCTTCCAACTATCCGCTGAATGCTGTGTGAACGCGAAATACACACACCCTGTGCCATCGTGCTGCGTACCGGTCTTCGTCGCTGAATCGATGACTGCGAACACGTAGTCGCATCGCACCGGGTCGGGCACCGGCTCGCCATGGAGCAGCAACTTATCCTTCGCAAAAAACGCCGCGCCGGACCAATCGACAAACTCAGCCTCGTATTCCTGCGAGTAAACGAGCGGGTGGGTCCGCTCCTTGAGCCCTCGCAAAAACTCCTGCGAAAGATGCGGATTGTCACGCGTCGGTGCATGGAACTCGGAGAACCCTAGCTCGGGCATGTGCACGCACTGGTGCAGAAAGTTCTCAGGGTCCTCGCCATTGGTGTTGCTCGCCACCAGCACTCGCCCACCATAATCCGCAAGCGTTGGCTCTATCGAACGCCGCCACGTGTCGAGCATCTCACCGTTCTTGGTAAACGCAGCCTCGTCCACGATCACAAGGTGGTAGCCACGGGAGCGCCCGGCATTCGTATTTTCCAATGACCAAAAATCAATGCGGCCATGAGTGACGGTTGTGTAAACACCGTCACGTGTCGCAAATTTCTTGATGGGGTGCAGCACACGATCGAACTCACGCCACGCTTCGGCAACTAGTTTGAAACTTGGAGCGAAATACCCAACGTACATTCCGTGTGTTGCATAATCGCCCCCGATCATTACACAAAACTCGGTCTTTCCCCAACGCCGACCACAACGCAGAACGAAATTACGATTCTTCTGAAATTCCTCGAACGCTGCCAGCTGGCTCGGGTGCGGGGTCGGAAACTTGATCTCCGTTCTTCTGGACGGTGACCGTGCCTGAGAACCCGCCGCTGATCTGGATGCCGCCGTTGCCACCCGGTGCCTCGTCCTCGTTTCGTCGCTCACGCCATTGCTCAGGGCGCCTATTCTTCGTCCAATAAATGCAGGCCGTCACATCCGGGGGGACATGTTTGCGAACTTCCTCGACGTAAATTTCTCCGGTTTTTTTATCAACTGAAGAAACCTCTTCAATGTACGAATAACCAACGGCCCGATGAAACAAACTGCGCTCAACACGATTGTCGGCTGGGGCTTTACCTATTTTAAGGGCTAGGCAAAAATCTACGTGTGCAAGCTTCCAATCGTAAAGTGTGGTCTCGTGCACACCAAACAAATCAGCAATCTCTTTGTCGGTAAATCCTGCTTCGCAGGCTAATGCCGCTCGGGCAACGTACTCCGGGCGATAAGACGTTGGCCTTCCCGTCCCGCCTTTGCTGCCCTTCGCATGCTGGTTACCCTTAGGAGCAGGCATCTGATTTAGGTATAGCTACGCCCTTTTTGCGGCTCACTCAGTGGATCACCGAGCCGCGTTCCGCCGCACCTGGCCCAAGAAAGTTCTTCCCTATAGGGCGCCGAGTACCAGGTCAGCTTTTGGAACAGGAACTCTCACAAGCCGCCCGAGAAACTTGAGCAGCACGAAGACCCTGTCCCTTCCACTCATGCCGTCTGTGATTCCGCTCAGCATCGTCGGTTCGACGAAGCTCGTCAGGCGTCGCCGCCCGAGGAACCTGCTGCGCGTCACATGGACGGGTGTCCCTGGAGCGAAGGGGTCAGGCAGCTCGATCATGCCCGTCTCGTCCTCTCGCTCGCGAATTCTGGTGATCTCCCTCTCCGGGAGTTTGTCCGTGATCAGCACGCCGACGCCGCGCGTGTCCAACACCGCGCGCCAGCTCTGCTGGAAATTGCTCACGAACAGATAACCGGGGAAAAGCGGCACGAACTTGTCGGGCCGCGAATGATGCCGAAACCGGGGGAGGTAGCTTGTGATGCTCTGACGCAGCAATCCACTGACCGCCATCGCCTCGCAATTGGGTCGCGTCGTGACCACTGACCAAACGTCCCCCATGCAGCCATCCGTCCTGCAACCAGCGATCCTCGATCCAAAAATCCAAATTGCACATAGCGCACCCCCTATAGCCGGGTTTGAATTGCAAGTAAAGGCCCCCCTTCGGCTAAGGGGCCTCAACCGGGGGGGCCTATTGGAAAATTGAAAAATTGGCTCTCTTCGCGCCCGCTGGCGTCGCGAGGGCGCGACGCGCGACGCGCGCGCGTGATAGGGATTTCCAATTTTTCAATAACGGAAAAGGTACAATTATACTTTTATACAACCTAAAATAGCAGGTAGTACCTAATGAAACAAAAAAGAAACACCACCCTCGGTTACCACTCAATAGAAATAAAAAACTTGCCCCCGGCCCCCAAAAAAAGCTATAGCTAGCCTAAAGGTGAGCCGTTTTGGCTCCCCCGACTGCGCTCAGGAGGCGCGATAACCATGATCGAGAAGCACGGCGTATCGTCAGAACACCACATCAAATCGAACCACAAACTGCTCCAGTGCACGTGTGGGTGGACCATAAATTTCGAAGCCCTTCCAACAAGCACGGTCCTGATCGCAGCTTTGGAGAGGCACCAGAAAGAAACAAACAATTCACCTCACGATGTCACTACTTTAAGCACGTCAAGAAAATTTCTTGTTCAATGTTTCTGCGGATGGCACACGGCGATTTACCTGCCGATCGAGACGCCTCTGGAAAAACTCCAGAAGCACCAAAAGAAAGTAGCTCGTCCAACGAAAACTCCGCGCTCCCCCGAACGCCTGTAAGGGAGCCGCCCCATGATCGAGAAACACCGCGCCCAGCTGCGCGCGCTCGACGACGCAGCAACCGCCCTCATCGCAGACCTACTCAATGTCCCCCCGGACGAGCCGCTCCTTGTCCCCGCGCTAGAAGCGCGTGGCCTCTGCCAGGCCGACGTGGTGATGGCACTGTTGCGGGCTCCCCCCGGCCCCCCGAGTGTGCATGCTTCCCTTGTGCTAGGCCAACTGGTGCACCTCGTGCGCCAACCTTGCGAGCGGCCCTGGCCACGCCCGTTGCCAAAAGGTCCAGAGCAATTGCTCGACCCCGACGAGTGGTGGGTTAAATGGCGTAAGCGGGATTTATGGCTACCGTGCGAAGGGGATTTTGGGGTGCGCCCCGATAACTGTCATAAATGGAAATCCCCCCGGCTGAGGACAAAGTCCATTCGGATTACAATAGGTATGTCCGTGCGCGACCTAATCAGTAAGGGCGTAGCGCGAGAAACTATCATCCAGGCCAAGCGTGAAAGTTTGGTCAAGTTTAGCAGTGAGGTGAGAAAATGACCCACGAAGAAAAAATCGCACAAATAAAAGCACGCCACTATGAGTGTTTCATCGAGGACCACGAATCAAAACCGTGGACTCCTGGGCAGTGCGCCGGCTACGTAGGCAGCAACATTCATTTGATGAGGTGCAGGCGAAAATCCGGTCACGGTATTGGCTGCTTGTTTTGCAGAGAACACGCGCAAAGAGCAATAAAACATAAGTAAACCAGTAACCAGAGGTAAAAATGAATAGAAAACCAAAATATGCACAAAGTACCAGAACCACGCGAATCGTCTCGCGCCCAGGAGGTTTGTGGCAGCTTCAAGAGTGCCATGGCCAAGGGGAAAGAGACTACGATCCTTGGGAAAATATAAAGCCACCAACAGACTATCAGACTGCGCTCGGGCAACTACCAAGAACCAGTGGAGAAACCGGTGACCAAACCAGCATCTAAACCCCGCCCCCGAGGCGGTGCAAGCCACTTGTGCCCGGAATGTGGGCTTGTTTCACGTGTACGTGAAACCCGCAGATATGGAGATGCAGTATTGCGCCTCCGAGTTTGCCTGAGTTGCAACCACGAGTATGAAACCCATGAAAAAGCGGTTTCAGCGGCGCGGTCAATACTAGCGGCTAAAGTAAGGCGCTAGTTCTATGCGTCGAAATAAACCCCCGGACGACGGCCTTCGCTCCCTGATCACGAGCCACTTGAAAACGATCAAGGGCGAGGCCGTCCACTGGCAGCCCATAGAAACAGCTCTCACTGCGAGCGGCGTACCCGACCTCTACGGCTGCTGGCGAGGCCGCCAGGTGTGGGTGGAATGCAAGCGGACTAAAGCGTGGTCAATTAAAATGGACGAGTTCCAGGTGGGCTGGCAAATGCGTCTCGCTCGATCCGGGGGGACTGGTTTCGTGGCTGTGCGGCGGCGGTGTGTGGCCGGGCCGCGGCGTTTAGCCGCGGATGAATTGTACATCATAAACGGGGAAAGTGCCCCCCGGCTGGCGGCCGGGGGGCTGCGAGGTAACAATGTGTGCGGGTGGCGAATGATCGGTGGCCCTGAATCCTGGGATTGGGACAAAGTCGCTCGAATACTGTTCCGCACCTAGCGGACGTGCGTCACCTTCCAATGCTCCGCGCAGTACGGCTCCCCGAGCAACGTCGGGCACCCACAGGCCGGCGAGAGTCGTGTGCTAGGCTCTGACCCCCACAAAGGAAAGCGACACTCGCCGGGTCCTAGATCAACGAAGGGGACGGGGGTGGTGGGAGGTTGCACCGTTGATCGGACTGGGATTGTGGGGGCGAGTGCCTTGGCGACGATCCTCCGCACCGTGTCTTTATGTGTCGGCCTCCGCTTCTTTTGCACACGCCCCCCGACCCCATGGCGGTACAGCGCCCCAATCACCGCGTTACGAGTGACATTTTCCATACGAAGGGAAATCTGAGTGGCCGTAAAGCCACGCGCCCAGAGATCGCGGAGCTGGGTGAGACGGTCTTCGGTCCAGAGGATCATGGTGTGTGCTCCTAGGGGTAATAAACCGCCTGGCTCTCATTGCATTTCGCGGAGGTTCCTTGGGCAATGCAGCGGCAGCGGGGCCAACTTTTGCAAAGCTTCTCAGTGCGCTCGGCGGGACCAAACAGCTCGCGCTTGATTGCCTCTTGCAAGGTGAGGCGCCCCACGCTTGCCAAGCCGCAAATTCGCGCATATTCGACCTCACTAAGGCTCAAGACAATTCGTTGTTTGCGGGCGGTCATGGTAGCACCGGATGCGGTAACTCAGCATGCTCCTGACAAATCTGTCCCCCGGTCGTGCAACCGCAGAGAAGCGCCCTACCCTCCACGATCGCGCGCTCCAGCCCGCGGGCAACGTGCTGTCTCTTCGCGTGCCTCCACTGCTCCGTCGCCATCCCAGCGAGCGCTGCCCCCCGGTCACGCCACACGCCGTGCACGCGGCCGGCTACGACGCAGTGCCAGCCGTCGAGGAGTTGGAAGACTTGGTCGGGTACTGCTTCGATACGTTCCATTTGTATTTCTCCTCCTCACGCGGCCAGCGGCGCCAAACCGAGCCACTGACAACCAGGGGCGCCCATGCTGATCAGCAACTGCACGACTGCCTCGGCAAAATCTGAAAGAACCTTATCTCGGGCGGCGTCGGCGGCGTAGGCGGCGGCGTAGGCGGCGGCGTCGGCGGCGTAGGCGGCGGCGTCGGCGGCGTAGGCGGCGGCGTCGGCGGCGGCGTCGGCGGCGTAGGCGGCGTCGGCGGCGGCGGCGGCGGCGGCGTCGGCGGCGTAGGCGGCGTCGGCGGCGGCGGCGGCGGCGGCGTTGGCGGCGGCGG